TAACGCAATCAAAGTAATGTGCGGTGATGTTCAAAGGATGTTGCCACCACAGCGCCCGTGGGTAGGGCTGACGCGCAATGAAATACTAGAACTGCTCAACGGGTTTTACGCAGAAGGCGGCAGAAGCGAGCGTGAGATAGCGTTTGCTAGGGTGATTCAAAGGGCGCTCAAGGAGAAGAACACATGAAATTGTCCACAGTCAATAAATATGAACTTGTGTTGCATGATGCGCCAATGTGCGCGGTGTGCAACAAGCCAGTGGAACGTGTTGAGTCCATGTACGACTACGCATGGGCAGCAAAGCGGTTTCGTGTGTATTGCCACGGCGACATGGAAGAGGCTATGCTTGATGATGTGACCATTGAGGATAGCAACAGCGTTTGTTTTGGTCAGGCGTTTATTGACAAACTGCCACAGCCACAATTGGGGAACACATGACCAAACTACACATTAAGAAAGAAAAACTGTGAGTACATCAAGTCATCCAAAGATCCGTGCGGTACTACATCAACATGATGATGGTTTAACAGTAGTTGAAATTGCTGAAAAAACTAAAGTCAAACTAGATACAGTTTTTAGGGCGCTCAAAGACATGCCAGACACCTACATTGACCGTTGGACATATATCAATGGTGGATATGCCGGTGTATGGTGCATAGTAGTGCCGCCTGAAGATTGTCCCAAACCAAAATAAGTTGTAATTTTGCAACAAAAAGTGCAATGAACGGTGTAATTTAAATAGTGTAAGATGTTTTTGCAGCAAGGTGCTGCAACTAATCTTTGGAGAAAAACATGATTTTTACCGTTACTGTTGACTTGGGTACTTCTGGTTACTTTGAGTTTTCTACAGAGTCTTTGTTTGAGATGGCTGAAATTGCTCAAATGTTGGGCAACACAGACGTAGTTGAAGAAGAAGACGAGGACACTCTTGATGTTCCTGATAACATTGCTGAGTACTTTGACGATGGCGAAGAGTACGTCTATGACGAAGACGCTAATGTGTACTGCTGGTACGACGAAGAGCACGAGGCTTGGTACTCTTTGAACGTTGAGACCGGCGAGTGGATCTTGGTTGAAGACTCCGAAGGCTACGAAGTCGAAACCGAAGAAAAAGAAGCAGCTTAATGTAGTTTGTGTAGGGACAAGATTGAACGTTTACTTGCGTGAATGTTCTTTTTTGTCTCTACATTGTTTCTACATTAATCACTTCCCCGCGAAATTCAATGTGGCCTTCTGACCATTTGTGTACCAGTTCAGGCCAAAGCAATTTTCCATCTTTAAACGTCAGCACAGCAAACCCGGACCTGTGATTTAAAGGGTTGCCTTCTGCGTAGTCAAACTGTGGGCCATACGGCTCTGCCAAAGTACCCGTATCCACGCCAAAACGGTTGCCGTTGTAGTCCGCATAGGGTGTGACCTTTAGACTGTGCAAATGCCCCGTTACGATGCTTTTACCAGCCCCCACCGTGTTATTGTGAGTAGCATGGACGCCGCCTTTGTATCGGTGCTTGACAACAACGTCATCAGTAACCCAAGTCAGCATACAAAAAGACCACTCGGGAAAGTGGTCAGATAACTTAAAGCCAGGGGTTTGGACGTATTGGGGGGCATTAGAAGCAAGACGAGCTTCAAATCGTGCGTCATGGTTGCCCATTGTGTACACAAGTTTAGCGTTGTGTCTGTTGTTCTTAGTAACTTCTTCTATTTCACCTAACGATGCTTTACAAGCATTTAGTTCGTCTATTACGTTTGGTGTACGAGTCCATCCCAAAGGTGGATGGCGAGAGATAGATGCACCGTCAAAAGCATCGCCATTGCAAATAACTGCTTTTGGTTGTAGAGTTTTAATCGCCCACAATAAACCTTGAAAAGCAGTAGTCCGTAGCCCAGGCCAGAAATGAGCGTCAGAAAAAACAATAACTGTTCCATTTTCAATTCCTAATTCTGACTTTGGGCGAACGGGAGAATAGGTGGTTCTTTTATCTGACGAACTCATATCCACACTATGTCTTTCAGTCAAAGTGTGCCGCCGTTTATGTATAGATCTTTGGTTCATTCCTATAGCTCTTGCCATTTTTGCAGCAGATTTATATGTATTCCAGAGTTCAATAAATTCAGCATCTGTAAGGCGTGTCATGTATAGGTCCTCAAATTTTTCAAACTTAACATACTTTTATTACGCTACTGGGTTTGATTGATGAAGAAGTTGATCTTTATTTTGGCTAGATGCACTTGAACCAAAGTAAAAGCTAATAATTCCTGTCCATGCTGTTCCAAGTGAACCAAGCATAATGTCAATCTGTGGGGCGTGTTGAATTTGTCCGTACATCAGGCCAAACAAAATTCCAAAAAACCCGCAGGTTACGCCCACAGCCAATGCTGGTGGAATAAAAGACCGTGTGATTGCTTGCATATCACGGGCAGATTTGCGGTCATCAACGGCAAGTTTGGCAAAATCTAAATTCATAGACTGAGCTTGTTTTTTCAATTCCAACTCAGCTATTTGAATAGCCGCCACTTGATCTGCATCAAGTTTGCCATTGCTAATAATAGATTGAACCTCTTCAGGGTCAATGTTAAGTGCTTTGGATACGGCAGACACAGCCATTCCAGCCAATGGGCCACCAAATGCTTTGGCAATAGTTGGTGCGATTTGACTTAGCCAATCCATATCATTTCCCCTCAATAAAAGTGAAAGTTGCCCAAACAGAAAAGGTAATAATAAGAGCAGCAAGCACAGTAATAAGACCTATTGTGATGATCTCATGGATTTCTTTTTTGCGTTTTTCTGCTTTCTTTTGTAAAGCAATTTCTTGTGCTTTACGTTTAGAAACCATATCATTGCGCTCTTTGATTAAAGCGTGCCAAACAGGAGCATTACCACTCCAAATTAACATATCTTTTAATTGATTCTCAGCATCATTTAGTTCTTTTAAATGCATTACCGTTTGGAATGCTTTAGAAGTATCTGATTGGGCAAATCCTTTGGGCTCTGCTGCTATTTTGGCAATTTGGTCTTTGGCATCAAAGAATTTCATCATGTCGCCGACAATGCCGTTAACATCTTTGCCCATCTTAATGAGCTGCTGTGCCCCCGCTATTGCAGCTTTGGCAGTTGCAAATAGCGTTATGGGGTCTATCATATTACGGAGTTAAAAAGAGTTTTTGTTCAGCTAATCTGCGTTTATGTAAACCAGAAACAGAAACGCCATTGACCTTATCCCAACGGAGAAATTGCTCAGCAGCACCTGCAACATCACCTGCATTTAGCAGGCGAAGCAAAGTAGACTTACTAAAAGCACTAATGCCTACGTTGTAAGCAAAGATAACTAAAGCATCAAATTGGTTTTGAGTAATGGTACTAGTAACACCATTGTTAACACCACCAACAGTTCTGCTTACATCATTACTCAAAAGCTCAGTAGCTTTAGAAGCAGTAATAACATCGTCATTACCACCAACACCATCACCGGGAACAATGAGGTGTCCGTATCCAACAGTCATTTTACCACCGGAATCAGCATAAGGCTTTGCACGAAAGCCCTCTAAAACTTTAAGAAGCTCTAAACCGTTCTCAGAAAATTTCATTTGTGTTCCTTATCCAACTACCCAACTTGTTCCGTTATCAAAGACAGGGCAAACTACAGTTCCGCCGCCAACAGGTGCGGCTAAGAACGTAGGAGCCAAAGCATTGGTTACCCATGCCCTGCGCCCTTGTGTTCCTGCTGTTGGCAGCGTTGCTACTGTGTACCCACGTCCCAAGCCTGTGCCGCCATTTGCTACCGGCAGTATTCCGCTGACCTGACTAGTCAGACTTACCCCGCTAAGTGTTCCACCTAGTGTTATATTTCCAGAAGTTGTAACAGTTCCACTAAGTGTAATGCCATTAACTGTTCCTGTGCCACCTACGCTAGTAACACCAGCATTAGAAACAATTACATCTCCAATAGGGCTAGAAACATTAATGCCATTTCCAGGAATAAGAGAAGTAACACCAAAGTTAATTCCAGTAATACTGCCACCAGTAATATTTACGTTAGAGGCATTCTGTGTAGCTAAATCTCCAAAAACTTTATCACTAAGTCTTTGAAACCAATCTCTCCACACAAAACTTTCCCCAATTTTATCTTGGGGTATAGGGGTAGTTAGTTTAGGCATTAGCAGTACTTCTTATTAGAGTAGCCCATTTTTTTTAACTCTGGAAGCTGATCCTCAAGTCGGCATCCAATGTCAATGCGATAGCCAATGCTATTTGGAATGTTGATCTTTTTCTTGATAGTTTTATAGCAAACATCACGAGCGTCTTCTACAGTCTCACCAGTACCCGTAACAATGCACACGTAGTTACCAGCAGTAACAAACTGTTCTTCGTTAAGTTTAACCTTGCCATCAACCATAGCGGGAGCTTTGCCATACATAACTTCAGCCAAATGAACGTTTTTAATAACATCTTCTTTGGTCAGGTCAAACATGGGGTATCCAGCGGATTCTTTCTTAGGAGTACCTTTGTCAAAGGGGTATGGAGGCATAGAGATAACAACACCACAAGCAATGTCGTTGCTTACTTTAAGAGTGTCTTTACCATCAAGCAGATCCAACATCCATTGAGCTGGATCACCTTTGTGAAGAGCTTGTTGAATCATAAACAAAGGCCAACCCGGACGCATAGTAAACTCTAAAGGCCAGGGTATACCCTTATCATCAACAATACAATTAACGTCAATGTAGCCTGTGTATCGCAGGCCCATTAGGTAACCTTCTAATGGCTTTAGAACTTTGTCAGCAAGCAATGAGTCCTGAACGTAGTAAAGAATGGTTCCTTCTTCACCAGTAGAAACTCCCAGGTCACCAGCTAACAGCTTTTTAAACTCGTGGTTAATACATAGGTGCTTAGAAAAACCAGAAGAACCAAACCAACCACCAACTGCAATCTCAATGCCGCCATGAAACTCTTGGAGAATAAAAGAGCCTTTGTAAGCATTGCTTTTCTTCCATTTTTGCAACATAAACACCATGTCGGCAGGCGATTTAGATACATAACTAAGAGCCTTGTCCCCGTCGCCTAGTGGCTTAGATACGTACCGCTTGTTGTTCTTAATAACAAATGCAATAGCTTCGTCGTAATTTTTAAACTCTGTAGACGGGATCACTGGAATACCAGCACGCTCAAAGATTTCAGCACCATGTTGCCGGTCTTGTTCCCAACGATTAGTATCAATGCTAGGACCAATAATAGGGTAGCCTTTATCCCGGTAACGTTCTAGTTGGTGGATGTAGAATGTATTGTCTGTACACATAATTAAGTCAGCCCAATTCATGTGTGCTTCCCACTCTGTCACACGAGTAAGTAAGCCACCATCACCCACCATAGAACGAGATCCGTCCTTGTTGTTACGGATGTATGCTTTGACAGTATGCCCGTATGCCATACAACGCATAGCAAAGTCTAGGCATACACCACCAGCATCTATAAGTAGGATGTTCATTCTTGTCTAGCCTTATCGCGTTCTAATTTCTTACGTTGTTTTTCTAAAGCTTTTTTGTCTTTAGCGTGTTTGCTTGTCCATTCCATGCGACCAGATTCTATTTCTTTGTCTCGGTACTTCCAAGCGTTTTCTTTAGAACGAAGCTCACGCTCTGCACGAATAATTTTCTTTTCTTCTGGCGTACTACCATACACAGGAAAACCCATTGTTCCTAATACCGCACGCTTAGCACCTTCACCTTCAGGTGCATTTATAGAAGCTTGTGCTTGGAATGGAATCATTGATTTTGCAATTACTTTTCCTCGACTAAGATAGTCATCAACTTTAGAAATGCCAGTAATGTCTTTAGGAACAATTTTTTGAGCCAAAGGACTTGCGTATTCTGTACCAGCAAAAGCTACCCACAAAGCTTTAGGTATAAACCCTAACTTGTTAGCAAACGTTTGGTCTGGACTCATAATCCAGTGATACGGTTCCATAGCGTGCTTCATAGCTTGCATAGACGTACCATCAGGCCACTCAATACGAGTTGGATCTTTGTTTTCCCAAATAGGTCTATTAGCAGTCATCATGTTAAAACCATTGAGAACTGTAAAGTAAAGCAAAGCAGTTTTAAACTGATACAACCTAGCGTAATCTGCTTTAGTTGTTGGCGTTATCATGCCTCTGATTCCCTCAACAGGATGCCATTGGGTTGGATTCATTTTGTCTGGCAATGCAGATGTAAATGACCGCAACGTAGATAGCGTCCAGTCAGGAGCAAACAAAACAGATTGCAAAGCTCTACGACCTTGGGGACTGTAAGCAGCCATAGCCATGCGACGACCAAACTCAGTTTGAGCTTCTGTAGCCATCTTGTGCCAATTAAGTCCACCAGCAGCGTTGTTTACAAAGCTGGCAATTTCTTTACGAGCTTTAGCTTCATCAAATGGTTGTCCAGATTTTGCAGCAGTTTCTTTTTGTTTAGCCAAATAAGATTCAGCAACATGAAGTTTAATGCCAGTATGCAAATAGTCCCATGTGTAATGATCAAACGCACCAAGCGTAATTTTTTCTACAGCAGACAAAGATTTTTCAAGCACACGAGTTTTAGGTCCAAATTTACCAATAAGATCATCAGAAACTTTACCAATGTTAGTTAACAAGCCTTGCTTAACGTCTTCTGGTACTTCTAATACTAAGCCATCTTCACGTATCCAACGATCAGTGCTATCTCCAAACTCTGCTTTGCGATAAGCTTCTAATGCTTTAGAGATAGCAGACAGTTGAATCTCTTTGCCAAACATACGAGCACCCTGTTCAATCAAGGGAGCTACCATGCCGTCATACAACGGCGACCACAAAGGAGTTTTGGCGCTACTAAGAACTTCTAACAAAGATTTAGCGTGAAAGAAAGAACCAATAACGTTAAAGCGTTTAACAGCTTGAGACACGTTAAACACAGCTTTCATATATTGACCTGGACCAGCATCAAATAAAAACTGTAAAGAAGGCACTAGATCAGGATGAATAGCCATATTAGCTAATTGAGGACTGTCAATTTGCTTCCAGCCAAAAGGCATTTTTTGATCTTTAATAGGGATCATCAAAGCGTTGCCTTGTTCATCACGAAGATCTTTTATGCCTTCCATAAACTTTTTGTTAGCAATAGCTTTAGAAATGGCGTGTGTATAGATCTTGTGAGCCTCAACAATGCTGTCTGTTTTAATCTTTAGTTTAAAAGGCACTTCTGGTTCTACAAGATAGCCTGTGTATTTGCCCTCATCTTCAAGTCGTGCTTTTTCTTTTTCGTAAACTTCTAAACGTTTTTTATAAGCAAATTGAATTCGTTTATTTAGTCTGGATACAAAACCACTTAAATCTTCTAAGGTGTCTAGACTACGACGTAGATCACGTTTAGTACCTGTGTCCATGCCAAACATGTTAGACGCACCACTATCATCTTTTGTGCTTAACAAAGAGTTAATTAACTCTTTCATAGCAGTAGGAGAAGGAGGTTTAGCGCCAACGTTTTCAGGACCACCAACCCAATCAAGCATGTGCGGAAAATAGTTTTCGATGTAACCGTGAATTACACCCTCTGCGTTAGCACGTTCCCAATAAGACTTTAAATCGTTTTTAAAACGTTCAGCAGCAGCACGTAGGTTGTCAGGCAAAAAACTAACCTTGCCATTTTCAATAGCTTGCCGTGTAATCTTGTTTTGTTCTGGAGTGGTGATAGCCTTTTCAAGTTCTTTGTTACTAAGAACATTAAGACGTTCGTCAGCTCCTTTACTTTGAAGGTTGTCTGAAACTAGTTTGTCAATGCCTTCACGTTGTTTCCCCCAAGTCTTTTGAAACTCTTTAAAGCTTTCAAAGAACTTAGTTGCAGCTTCTTCCCCATGTTCAAACAGAACACGCTCACCATGAGCAACAAGGTCTTCCCAAGTTTTAATGGCTTTAATATCTGCTTGTTCAGGAACAGCAACAGGCTCGGTAGCTAAACGTTCAGTTGTAGATTCGCCAGTTCTAGAATCTTTTGTAGGATCAACAGAGGGGTAGTTAGAAATAGCAGTCCATAAATCAACACCAGTTATACCGTCTTTACGATACTGTCCTTCAGAACGTTGCAACACTTCAACGCCCAACTCTAAAACATCATCTAAAGCAGTACGTGCCTCATCTTTAACACCAAGAGTTTCTTGTATTGCATTTTTAAAGTCGTTCCACAAACTATTAAGTTTGCTAAGAGGCTTTTTAGAATTAGACGGAGTACCTTTCATCCAATAGATAGTATCTACATCTGTAAAAGCTTCAGCTAAAAGTTCATGCACATTGGTTAAAGCATAAATGTCTTCTTGTTTTTTAAATTCTGTGAGTTCTTTTATAGTTGCATTAGGATTATTTTTGTGAAACTCTTGTAGTTTAAATTCATATTCAGCAGCATGACGTTTTTGATAAACATTTAGAATCTTTTTTAATGCAGAGATTGCTTTTAGATTGCCTTCTTGAACAGCTTTGCTAGTGCCTGCATGTATAGCCTCATGCAGAACAATTTGTAAATCACCGTTTTTACCTAAATTAACGTGGTGAATGCTGTTATCGTACAAGCCAGAAGCGTTTTTTTGCGTTTGACCTTTGGCATCAACATACTCAATAAAATCAGATTGGGTACTAACAGTTGCGTCTCTAATAAGTTTAAACTTGCTTAGAGTTTCCAACAATATTCTTTGACCTTTTCCACCAACTCCAGCAGTGCGTAATGCGTCTAAAGCTTCCCCAAAGTTTTTAATTCCCCACAAAAAGTCGTGCGTTTCTTCCCACGTAGGAACCCGCTTGTCTGCAAACGTAGCAGCAGGCATTGCTTGTCGCAAAACAGCAGCTTGCTTTTTAAGCTCTTTAATTTTTTCATGAGTAGCTTTAGCAACAGGCTCATTGTTTTGCGTTTCAGCAATAAGTAGCTCGTCGCTAAGTTTGTCTATTTGTTTGTCTATAGACGTAATAGATGTCTTATGTTCTTCACGAGTAACAGGAGGTTTTTCTGTTTTAGAAGCACCAGCTTTTTGTTCTTCCGTAAGTTGGAATGCTTCATGTCCAGCAGCACGAAGATCGCCGCTGTGCAGCCCCTCATCAGGAAACTCTAAAGCATGTGTCTTGTCCAACATACCTGTTTTAAGAGCACGCTGATAGGCCTCTTCACGAGTTAAGAAATTACCTTCAGCATCCATAAAGCCTTGTTCATGGGTATCTTTAGTGTCTGCTTTACGTTGCTCATCGTGTTTAGGACCCATGCGCTCAATGTCGTTAGGATCAGATTTGTTCCTAAGAGCAGTTTCAACAAGAGGTTGACTTTCCATAACACGTTTACGACGAGCTTTAATGTGCTCTACGTATGCGTCTTTTTCAGTTTGTGTAGCTTCAGGACCAGGAGGCTCAGGCAAATCTGGGTCACGACCAACAGTATTAGTAGCACGATTGCCACCAACCATTTTGTCTACTAGTTTTTTTACTGGCGCACTTCCTGCTTCAAACAACTTTTTACCAGCAGGGTTAAACCCGGGCATAGCAGCACCAGCAGTAGCAGCCGCAGCTACTTTAATGGGATCAATCTTACCCTCTGTTGCGTACTCAGAACCAGCTTCAATTGTTCCTGTTAGCCCAGCAGATATACCACGCTGTACTATAGGCTTAGTAAGAATCTTACCTGCTACTTCAGGTGCAACCTTAGGAGACATACCAGCAAGGTTAGCTAAAGTCTGAGCAGCAAACGTACCATAAGGACGCTGAGACTTTTCAATCTGACGTTGCTTGTAATCTTCAGGAGCAAATGCTTCGTGCATCATGTCTGTTACTTTTTGAGCAGCACCAGATGCAACAAAAGCAGTACCAAGACCACCAGCAAATTCAATTACACCAGCAGTAATGGGTGCAAATGGGCCTGTAAATGGAGCAACAGTAGCAGCTACAGGAGCAGCCGCAACCATACCAGCGCCAAAGCCAGCTAAACCAAAAGAAGCACTTGGCATTGTTTCTAAAGCAGTACGACCAATGTTGTGCCAACGACTACCAACAACTTCTTTTTTAGGAATTAAATCATCAAAAGAAATATCGGCCCCTTTTGATGAGGCCGGTGTAGGTTGTTGTTTAGGAATTAGGTCATCAAAAGAGATGTCTTCAGCCATACATTATTCCTTAAATGACACGCCTAATTCTTTGAGCCTAGCTTTAACTTTAGCAGGATCAGCACCTGCTTCAATAGCTTTATTAGCTTTAGAAATAGCTTCGTTAGTTTGTTCTTGTGTTAGTTTAGCAGGAGGCTTGTTACTAGGAACAGTTGGTGTATCAGCAGGTTTAGCGTCGGGCTTAGGAGGTGGAGACACAGCAGCATCAATAAGATTATGCTCGCGCATAAGTTTGTTTTTGTATTCAGATGCAGGAAGTCGTTCTACAACTTTTGTAAGTGCATCATTGCGCTTCTTCTCTAAAGCAGCAAGTTCTTTTGTTACCCGATCAACTTCAGCAGTAGTTTCAGGTTTAACTTTACCGTCAACAAACTTTTCGTGAGTAGCCTTTTCTTTTAAAGAAGACAACAAAGAGTTGTTTCTTTCAATAGAAGGTTTAACTGTAGAGTCTATGCGGCGTTCTTCTTCAGCGTACAGTTTACCAACACTTACTTCAAGCCTAGTATTTTTATTAGCAGGATCTTCTACACCAATAGTCTTGGCTATTATTTTTGCAGCATCATGTGCTGCTGCTATTTCTTTTTTAGACTTAGCAACTACTTTTTGAGTTTCTTTAGCACCTTCAATTTTTTGTTCTACAAGCTGTGCAGCAGCAGAATGCATTTGTCCTGCAAGAGCATCACGCTTTTGTTCAGGAGTAAACTTTTCCCAGTTAGCATTACCAACACCAGCAATAGCAGCTTTAGTTACAGATTCTGGCAAGTTGTCAATGTAGTTGCCTAGCTGTTCTTTAGGTATGCTGTTAATGTTAGACAAAGCACGAGTAAGATTCTGAGCATTTAAATCTGCTTCTTGCTGTTTAACTTTAGTTTCACGTTGAGCAGCTAGTTCAATGCCCTGATTGTTTTTAAAATACTTTTCAGGATCACCCGTAACTTCAAGCTGAGCTTGATTAAGAAGTTTAGCTCGTTTTATGTCATCAGCATTTTTAAACTCGTCAGTCTGCATGACGGTCTGTATTTTTGCTTTAGCATCTTTATCAAGTTGAAGATTTGTTTTTGTAACCATCTCGTTAATACGATTACGTTCCACAATAGCTTGATCTTCTTGCATCTTAAGAGCCATCTGTTGCGGAGCATACATAGCTTTAAGACGATCTTGTTGAAGCTTGAGCTGTGTTTCTTCAGCAGAAGCAGCAGCTTCCTGTTGCACGTAAGGTGCAGCAGCCATGTTTTTTTGCATTTGCAAAGCTGCTGTACTACCAGCAGCCATGTCAGAGATTAGATATGCCATATATTAACCTTCTTCCCAAAGATAGGGGTTAAGCGTACTTGGTGTAGCAGTTAAACTCGGCATTTGTGTTGATGCTGCTGCTACTGAAGCGTCAGAGTAATTAGAATAGTTGCTTCCACCACCAAACAAATTACTAATGCCACTAATACCTTGGCCAATAGCACCAATGCCTTGCATAATACCCTGTTGTTGTGCGCTTTGTTGGTTAGCAGCAAGCTGTGCTCCACCAAGAGGATTTTGAGAAGCACCACTACCTGTAGAAAGACGATTAAGATAGTCAGTCATAAAGCCATAGTAGCCTTGTTGTCCAATTTTTTGAAGTGCTTGTTGTTCATTACCGGAGTACAACATACCAGATGCAGCCGCAGTTCTTTGAGACTGTTGCATAGCAGGATCAAGTACTCCAGTTCTATACTGGGTAAATCCTGGCATGTCTTGTATGTTAGTAGACCCGCCAGGTTGTAAAGCTGTTGCATATTGAGCAGCTAAACCAGAACGATAAGGAGCAAAAGGATCTCCTGTAGTAGAACCACTTCCACTACCGACACCGCTAGTAATAGCATTAATACCACTAGCAATGCTTAAAGCATCGCCAATGTTTGACCCTCCCCAACTATGAGTTGAATCTCCCATACCGCCTCCTGTTGTACTATTACCATAACTGACGTTACCTTCGGGTCTATAGCCACTCATGCCACCAATTAAACCCTTAATACCAGCAACTATTGGGTTGCCTGAAAGCATACCCAAACTAAAATCTGTAGCAGCTTTACTCGTATTAAATGAACCAGAACTAGGCCAATTAGCACCAGCCGCAGAAGTAGTTACGTTTCCAGAAGCATCACTGTATGTTCTAGCCCCACCGCCATTGCTTCCATTAAAGCCACCCATGCCTTGGCTGCCGCCTCCAGCACCTTCACCGCTACCACCGTATCCATCTGGCATATAGTTCTCCTAATTAGCGCCTATAGCGACCACCACCAACAGATTGTTCTTGATCCATTTCACCTATCCTGAAGTCTATTTCAGCAGCATCTAAACGAAGTGGTACGTTACTAGTAACAAGAAACTCCCAAGCTCTACGACGATCAGCACCACTTAGATACACTTGGGATCTAGAAGCATTAAGATCTATAGTCCTGTAACTAGACCAAGTGTTGTAGTCATTGCCAGAATGCCGCACTTGCAAAGTACCTGCAACCTTATCACCAATAATCTCAAGCCTGCCATAGAATTTACGTTTAGTAACGCCGTTGTCCATAATGTCAGTAACAGTGCGGCAGTAAATAGACTGTCCATCATCTTGGTACGTATTAACATCTAAATAATACATCTTAGCTGTATCATCATCTAACACGTAGGGCACACTGTTTATCTCGGCATAAAAGCTAGGACGAAAATAAGACTCTACGTATGTACCAGGATTAGGTTGGTCATCAGACGCTATAGCATATTGGGTCCATGTGTACCACATCTTTTCGTCTATATCAAACACCAACGTTTTGTTAGTGTTGTGTAGCGTTAAGATATACAGAGTATGTCCGTTAAACTTGTAGCAATAAGCTGTGACCTTACTCATGTCGTCGGCTTCTAAATGCCGATCAATGTTATCTGTAGAGATTTTAACAGGACTAACTCCGTCCATAAGGTACACACTGCGACCATGTGTTTTAGTAGTACCAATCCACAACACAGTGTTGTTACTAGCAACAATGCTGTCTCCATTAGCACACCCAATTTCAGCCGTATAACTTGCTGCTACAGACAATGGAGAACCAGCAGCATTAGCTGTGTCATAAAACAACTGCAAGCTACTTTTACCCATAGCCACAAGATAGTTTAAGTGTTTAACAATGCCTACTAGCGTATCTGTAGTCTGCTCAAATGTAAGATAGTTTAGAGCATTCCAAGACGTAGGATCACCTAAGTTGGAGTTGTATATACGATTAGTAGTTGTTCCAATAAACACATAGTTGTCTAAGAACACAGCACCTGATACGTAAGGTCCACTAGGAAAAGAACACAAGTTAGGTGTCAACACTCCGCTAGAACCATAATCAGTAAAAGTAATAGTGCCTGATACGGTTCCAGTATGAATCGTATCAAGAGTTATAGTTGTGCCATTTATGTTAGTTACTTTAGCATTAGGAGCAACACCTGTTCCAGTAACGCCCATACCAATGTAAATGCCTGTGGCACTAGACACCACAATAGTAAAAAATCCTGTAGTACCTGTGCCAGTAGGAGTTACTGTAGCTGGTTTAACAATAGTACAACTAGGAGCAGAGCTTAACCCGCTACCAGCATTGGTAAGAGTTACAGCCGTAATGTGTCCGCTAACAACTGTAGCAGTACCAGCAACAGTACTACCACCAGAAAAAGTTAGGGTAATCCCTGAGCTGTAGTTAAGACCTTCGTTGTCAATACTAACGCTTACAACTTTGTCGTTAGTAATAGCTCCAAAAGAAGAGTCTAACTTTTTGTACAAATACCCATTAACTTTGTTGTGCAAAAACAAATACGCATCTAAAAACGTTTTAACAAAATAACTTTGGCTAGTAGAAGTAGAAGTTGTGCCTACTGTAGTAGTGGTATACCCTGTAGGATTAGTTTGATACACCGTGTTATTAATAACAGACACCAGCTTATCGTTAAAGCTAACTAAGCCTTGGCTTGGTGTACTAGCAGGTGGCGTAATAGCCACAACTTGTGCAACGTAATTTAATCCAGGACGTTTAACAAACTCTCGCTTTTGATCCCGTGTTTCAAATACACAATTAGCCGAGTAAGAGTCTTTAGCAAAAGAGCCTGTACGACTTTCAATGGGTTGTGTTAGTGGTATGCGTTCTGTTGCCATCCTTACCCCCTGTAAGCAGTGTTGCCAGTAGAACGGAAGTCAGGAGTAAAGTATGTGCTAGTAGATTCAACGTCCCAATCAGACAACAAAGATTTGTAAGTAGCAGCACGTTGACCAATTTCTTGCCGAGAGTTCATAGGTACACCGTACTCAAGTGCTAATTGGTCAGCAAGATTCCACACCAAACAGTTCATCCATTCGTTAGGAAAGTCTGGTATGTCTAAAGCAGAACTCAAATCATTCAAAGGAAGTTGAGCAACAATGTGTAGTTGAAGATTAGTCTGAGCATTAGCATCAGGAGTTAAGTACACATACAAAATGCCATTTAACTTTTTAACATCATAAAAAATAGTGTTGGCTGTACCAGTAGAGTACTTAGAACCTAACATGTTGTACTCTTGTTTAGACACAACTAGCACTGGTGTATCAATGTTTGGAGTAGCTTGAATGTTACGGTAAAACCCCTGAATAACTTTTAAAGGTTTGTCTGTAATTGGTGTATTAGGATTTTGAGTATCGTACATCAAAGTAGAATTACTTCCACCTAGTATGTAAGTAGTTTGCTCACTAGTTAAAGGAATAATAAGCTCCGAGTTTTTCCACAGACGCAAACCTTCAACGCTCAATTGTTTAATCAAAAGGTTTAAAGCCATTGCTGCGTTAGCAATAGTGTCTGAATCAGGAGTATCCCCAATTTCAAGCACGCCTAATTTACGAAGTGCTGAAGTAATAATCTGGTCACGAGTTACGGTATAAGTGCTGCTCATTATTTATCCTACTAAAAAACTGTTTAGACTAGGACCAAGGCGACCTGCTATAGCGCACCCAGCTATAGCTTGAGTAGCAATAGCTTCAGATCCTTCTAGAGTACACACAGGAACATTTCCATAGTTAATGTCTGCTGCTGCACAATCTGCTGTTCCGTAGTCTGCTACGCCTTGTATAGTAATTGGGGTACAAACAAGAATAAATGTATCTGAAGACTCTGATCTAGTGTAAGGTGGAGCCTGTATGTCTGCTACACCCCTTACAAAGTCTTGGGGTTGCCGAGGTTCCCAATCCCCGCTGCACACCATGAGCCCGTCCCACCGCATTTGAAGCTCATGCGATTTATACTCCCGACCACAGGCATCGCAGATTACTTTCCAAGAACCAGATTCGTATCTTGGTTTATAAGACATGGTGCATTACCCAACAAACTCTACTACAGCAGTTACCGGAACCGCACTACTAAAAGTAATGGTGGTGGATGTTGTCTCTGTGTAGCTAATACCAAGAACCTGTCTAATTCCACTGATATAAACATCTAGTTGGTTAGCACCAACAGTATAAGTAAATGGAACTGTAAACACAGTTTGGCCTGCTGTAGCAATAACAGTGCCTCGTAAACGCCCTTGGTAAACATAATTATTTACATCGTTAAGCCATGCAGCAACTATCGGAGTAGTGTTATCAATAAAATAGGTGGAGGACATTGTGTGTTCCTAATAACAAATTACTTGTCTTGTTTGTTGTCTAGCTTGTCAAAAATTTTATCAAGCATAACTTTAACGTCTCGCATGTCTTCTCGATAGTCATCACGACCAACGTAAGTTTTTGGTAAATCTTCTCGGAGTTTAGACAAATCTGTTTTTAGTTCTTTAACAACTGACCACAGTTCTCTAGCAAACCAACCAACAACAGACATGGTAATGCCTAAAACCACATTAATTAGTTGTTGAAGTTCCATGTTTTATTTCTCCGCAATAGGTTGCGTTGTGATAATCCGCAGTATTGTTACCGCTACGCTAATAGCAATACCAACGAACATTTGCTGAACTGGGGTAATTGGCAACAGGACTACATAGCCCTGCAATACAGACAGAATTGCCAATCCCAAGGCAAATAGGACGGTGCGGGATTTTAGAAGTTGAAGTAGGAGGGTCATAACTTTAAGTAAGAGTTACTTTTTTCCATGCGGTGTTGTAAACGTAAAACTGATTATTGGTTAAATCGTAATACATTGGCACTTTTCCAGAAACGCCGGAAGGAACTCCTGTTGGCGCACCGGAGGCTGCTGGGATGTAAAAGAAACCATTGGTCATGGTTGTTAACGATGCTTTTTCTGGATATATGTCACCGTTGTTGTTTACTGAGAATGCAAGAAATGTTGCATCTGCGTTTCTAACATAAAAATTAAGATTTGAACTTACCCAATCGCCATTACCTGGTGTAGCGCGAATATATGCAACGTCTTTCCCAGAGCTGATTGTGTCACGCCCTCGGAATTTGTAGCCAACAAATTTGGTTGTTACGTTTGATGAGTTTGAATTTTCAATTGTGAAAATGTCTGACCCAGTGGATACGTTATTGATGTTAGAAGTTACACCGCTTAAAATGGTCTGATTAATGATGCCAGGATAGGTTGCGTAATTTGTTCCATTGTCAACAACTGTCAATACTTGCTGAACGCCAGGTTGGGCAAACAGCATATTTCCAGTAGTTCCGGTGTTAAAACGAACACCAGTTTGACCAACAGTTTGCTGCCATGTTCTCAAATAAACAAAATTGTTGTTGTTGTATATGTCAACAAGTATGGTTGTTATACTCTGAGCATCAGGGGCAATGTTATATTCATTAAACCGTACTTTTTGATTTGCAGAAGACGAACCAATTTGAAGGCCGGTTATAACAGCAGAATACAAAACCTTTACATCCCAAGACTCGCCTTCTAGCGTGTACGTTGCATTGCTATCAAGTCGAATGCCGTAAGTAGCACCACCAGCCTCAAGCCTCATTATTGACCATGCGTTATTGCCAGCATTTGCTGTTTGCAAAGAAGCATCATGGAAAATAATGGAATTTGATGCACCGGAAGCTATTTGAATATTGACAATTGAGTATTGAAGGTTGTAATACTTAACAGTAGACGTTGCGCTTGCTGCACTAATTTCGCCAAACGACAGATTGTGGTTATCACCAGTAATTGTTAGTGCAACACTAGAGCCAGAATAAACAAAAATGCAACCATCATCGCATTGAATTTGCTTTCTGCTACCGGATATGGCTAACGTAGTTCCAAATTTATAAGTACCGGCGGGAAAACGTAGCGCCTGTCCAGTAGCCAATGCTGCGGCAATTGCATCGTAAACATTTAGTGCTGCAGCACCTGATTGAACATCAGCAATCTGAGCCGCCGTCATAAAGTCAAAAATGTTTGCTGGCGCACCAGTAATCATTGCATAAGTTGCTTTGGTCAAAGACATTTGGTTTCCTTAATTAGTTGCTTTAGCAACTATATGCAATGTTGCTGTTACCGCATTGTTATTAAAAAATGTAACCGATGTTGTTCCTAATGCAGAAATCCACATACCAGATGTGATAGCTGCGCTTGGAGATGCTGGAGAAAAAGTAACAATTGGATTTGCGGCAAAAGCATAAGGAAAAGTCCAAACTGCTGAAGCATTTGCGCCAATTGAAAGTGTAGTTTTCTGGTCACGGTTGTTGATGTGTGAAGTTCCAGCAGAATTCAAAAACATCAAATCCACATCATCAGTTGTCTTTGGCAATCCAGAGATTGTTGCTGATGTTGTGTTGTAACAAAGTGCTTTAATTCGGTTAGTTGTCCCAGAGTAATTCGCATTAAAGTAAATGTTTCCAGCTTCTTGTGAAGCACAATTTACATCAATAATGTTATTGGAAATATAGTCACCCGCTGTTTGACCAATTTGAATACCGTAGCAAGCAGGTCTACCAGCACCAGGAGCATCAAGTTTGCCCATAATTGTGCATAAATTTGCAGTGCTAGTCATCAAAATGTTTACACCATTCCACGCTGCGTAATAACGTGTACTTGGGTCAAACAAACAATTTTGGCTGGCAATAATAACGTTAGCGTTGTAACCGCCTTCAAAATTGCAACCACCAGAAAACTCATGGGTTGCGCCAGGACGAATGTTTAGTGCTGAATTTGCGCGTACTGATGTACTTCTTGTCCATGCGTGACTAGCAATATTCCGAGTGGATGAACGTGCATCGCAATAAAATCCATCATAGGTATTTGCTGTTGATTGGCTTGCATCAATTACTAAAAAGTTAATTGAAGCAGAATCATGTGGCCCATTATTAAGCCAGCCATGCTTACCCACAGTATCAACCCGAACATTAGAAAACCAACCTTCCATTGCAAAAGTGTCAAGTCCGCCATTGGAAGAATCGTAATATTCAGTTCTCAATCCATGTTCAGCACAATTTTTAATGAACAAATTTTCAAGAATTGGGCGAGAAGCAAAAGCAGCAATTCCAGAACCTGTTGAATTATTGGCACGATTTCCGTCCAATGTCATGTAACGAATTGCAAAACCGTTGGGAAAATTTACTGGAGTTGTACTGCCCCAATTTGCATTGGAGTTGTATCCGTAAATTAAGTCTGTATTTGATCCTGCAATTGACTTAATAATTGTTGCATCACGACCTTGACCTTGCCAATTTGAATTGGTATAGAGTACAAGTTGTGAAACCATGTATGTTCCCGCAGGAAAAATCAATACACTTCCAATTGACCTTGCATAACTATCAGCAAGTTGAATAGCTGCTGTGTCATTAGTAGTGCCGTCACCAGTAGCCCCAAAGTCCTTAACACTCACACTTTGCCGCAACTTAGCCTGCACCGTAGTTTGTACAGCACCTGTATCAGCAGGTGTATAAGCAACTGAAAGGGCGTTATCGTTATAGGTTTTAAAATTAACATCATTAAGCCAAGGAGATGTAATAGTTGTGCCAGGTGTAAATACAGTTGATGCCATATGTTAGTCCTTAAGGAATAGCAGTTACGCCATACTTGGTGAGAGTCACACCATACTTGTCTACAAAAGAAGGGTAACCGCCAATGAAGTTCCCCAAAGAATTACTATAAAATACCCAGTTAGTATTGCCACCACCGTCAATATTGTTGTTAGAAAAAAGTGCATTCCAAACAGCACCGCCCGTAGCTTTGTTATCTTGAATAGTCAAATATGTTACCGTGTTAGTACCACTTGCATCGCTGATAGTGGCTTGTGTTCCAGCAATGGTGCTTTGCAAATACTTTTGGCCTTGACCTGTAGTTACAAATGAACCAACGGTGTTTGTTGTGCCAGCTTTTAATTTAAGTGTTTGAGTATTTAAATTATCTGGAAGCGAAGTACTGGTTATGGTTA